TTCATCTTCTTCAGAGACAGATTATGTGAAGCGTGATCGAGATCGAGAAAAGAAGCGTCAAGTCATGGAAGATATGCGCAATCGATTAGTTCACGCAGCACACGAAACACCAGCAGGAGTGGAGTATGATGAATCTGAAGAACTGTCTTCATTGATTAGTTCGATTCAGATTTCTCCAGAACTGCTTGGTGATGAAGGAGACAAAGCAACCGAATGGCTTTCCTATCTTGAAAATCTTGTTGTTTTAGGATATCAGATTGGAAAAGCATCCTCTTTTATGGATATTTTTGTTGCAGTTATTGGCTATATTAAGATGCACTCACAGAAGAGTGTTATCAAAGAAATTTTGGCCGTGATTGATGATGTAACAAAGAAATGTCCTTCAGAGGATGTAGATCCACAAGCATGGGAAGCAAGAGATGTTTTGCAGAAATGGGAATTATTTAAGACCAACACTATTTTTACAAAGATTTCCTATTTAATTTCTGCAGCAATGTCTCTTACGGTTTGTAAAGTCAAAGAGATTGAATGGTCTCCTTTTGGATTGCAGTTAGTTGCTATTGAAGCAGCACAAGCTCAATTGAAAGCAGTCGATGTGATTGATGCATTAATTACCACTTTTACGTGGATGGCTGAAACAGGATATAGAGTTTTCAAAGAGAAATCTTTGATGCCTCTCCTGTATTCAGATAATAAGATGCAGAAATTTAATGAAGACTGTGATTATGTTGTAGCTCATGCTGAGCAAGTTCTTGCTGGCAATGGTGGCAATGTACAAGATTTTGAACATAAATGTGATGACGTTTTGCGTCAAGTTGCTGAATTAAAGTCTGTTAGGACTAATGGTCCTACAGCTATTTGGTTACAGCAACGATATTCACAATTGGTAGATATTAAGTATAAGATTGTCGCCAAGCATAGAAATACTGCAATCCGTTTTGCACCTTTTGGAGTCGGTTTGACCGGTCCATCAGGTGTTGGAAAATCAACTTTGAGCAAGTTAGTTATGAAAACTTCCTTACATGCTATGGGTTTCGAGACAGATCCGAAGAGAATTATTACAAAAGATATGTTTGATAAGTATGATTCTACTTATACTTCGGATATTCTCGGAATGTTTATGGATGATGTAGGAAATGGAAAATCTGACTTTGCTCAAGTTTCACCTACGGACATTATTATTAAATTTTTCAATAATATGGCCGCTCAAGCAGTTAAGGCTGAACTTAACGCAAAAGGAGTTGTTTTTATTGCGTTTAAGGTTGGTGTTCTCACTTCGAATTTTGAAGATTATCAAGTGAGATGTTACACTAATAAGCCTGAAGCTGCGCTTCGTCGATTTGTTCATACACGTGTACGAGTCAAGCCTAAATTTCGAGTTCCGGGTGGTATTTCGTTGAATACGGACCATCCTGAACTTGAGAATTGTGATTTGTGCAAAGATGTATGGGAATTAGATCTGGAAGAATGCTTCATTTATGAAAAGAAAGAAGGAGTAGAAGCATATAAATTCCAGATTTTGGACGTGAAATTGCGTGATGGCACTGTTGTTCATTGTAAGAACTTGGATTTGCCAACTTATCTTGATGTTATTATTGCTTTGGCAAGGAAACATAAAAAGAAACAAACAAATGTTGTTGGTAGATCTGAAAAATTTGATGCAATGGAAATGTGTGACGAATGTTCACGTCCAATGCCCATGTGTAAGTGCAAATTGGAGCCCCATGGATTTGAAGCCCTCGGAGATATAGTTATAGATGCAGCCAAGAGTTCAGTCACAAGTTATGTAAATAAGTGGTTGAGCCCTGTGAATTTTTTGAACTATCTCTGTGGTTTTAGACCAATTAAAGGTATGGCAACAAAACAGCTAGCAGGAGAGATGACGCAGGTTATTAATCAAACTGCAACACCTTTTATGGTGTCAATTACTCCTGATTGGTTGTTTAGAACTCGTGTTTTCCAAAAATCGATTGAGTTGTGGCAACACTCCGCAGCTATGTACGATTTGCGAAAACAAATGAAGTTCTGTTCCATACTAGGAACTGGGTGTGTAGGTTACGGTCTTCTGACAAGAAATTCGAAGACGACTGGACTTGCACTAGGAGGTTCCTGGATTGTTTCCATGGGTTTGTGGGCACAATATAGAGCACGTATTAGGC